ATACCACGACTTCGTTGTAGCACGCCAACCGGTTCCAGCGCGTCAAGAATAATATATCCCCTCCACAGATGGTACCTCGAACGGGTTAAGTAGCGCCGCCCAATGCGGGAGGCAACCGGAATCGACGCGGGCACTCGCGCTGACGCGCTCGTGCTATTCCGCGTCGAGCCAGTGACCCGCATGCGGCGTGATGTCCAACAGTACTGTGCGTAGATTTTGTTTTACTTGGAACAATTATACTGAATTGAACTACGCGCTGTGTCAAGAGTTTATCAAAAAATACTGCAAATATGGCATCGTTGGAAAGGAACTCGCTCCAACAACCAACACGCCTCATCTACAAGGATTCTGTAATCTTCAAAAACCCATGCGCTTCAGTACCATCAAAAAGCGTCTCGATAACGGAATCCATATTGAGAAGTCAATGGGGAGTGACACCCAAAACCAAACGTACTGTTCAAAATCAGGCGAGTTTTTTGAAGCGGGTGACCCTCAATGCCAAGGGAAGAGAAATGATCTACAATCCGTCGTGGATACCATCCAGGCTGGGAATGGGTCTTTATCCAGTATCGCGAATGAACACCCCACAGCTTATATACGGTACTTTCGTGGAATCCAAGAGTACATCAAGACCGTTAGACCTATTCCCCCACGATACCACAAAACTGAGGTCAGATATTACCACGGACCTCCAGGGTCAGGGAAATCGAGACGGGCACTGGAAGAGGCAACGGCTCTCGCATCTGATCTAAACGATATCTATTACAAACCACGTGGGACTTGGTGGGACGGATACAAGCAGCAATCATGCGTCATCATAGACGACTTTTATGGGTGGATAAAATATGACGAAATGTTAAAAATATGCGACAGATATCCATATAAAGTTCAAATAAAGGGGGGGTTTGAGGAATTCACAAGTAAATACATTTGGATTACAAGTAATATTGATACCAATTTATTGTACAAATTTAATGATTACAACGATACAGCTTTTGTAAGACGAATTGAAATAAAATTACTTATTGAATGAAGTTTGATTAATAAATGTACACCACATATCAATTTTTATATTATAGTGCGCCTGAGCATTTTCAGGAGCGTCGCTAAGCGCTTGCATACCCAAGGCACCAGTATACAAAACAACAGTTGAGGCCCCTCCAGATATTTGAATTGTAGGTTTATACTTTGTTTGAACAGACTGAACTTCATATCCTGCTGCTCCTTTAGTCTGAATAGAATCCAATGTTGAAGGAACGTAATGCTGAATCCCCACTTGCGTTCCACGAAAGCATTTAGCCCGATCAATAGACAAAAAACCATTAAAAGTTGCAACAGTTGGCAACTCCTTATGCCATGGAAACATACAATAAGCAGGGATTAAACTTGTTGAATTGTTGGAAACATTCTGCTGCGGGAGTACGGTAACTTTGGCTCGTGTGAAACGAACTGCCTCAAAAGCATCAGCCAATGTTGCAAATTCTGTAAAATCGCTAGGAGTAATCTCAAAGGAGAACTGAGTGGTCTTAGAAATATCCTGAGTAATTGAAACGAAGCGAGTAAGCTTAACTCTAAAAGATCCACGACCGGCCCGCTTAAAAAACCTCCGACGGCGTCGGCGAAGTCGCCGAACCGGTTTACGGCGCCGCACAACACGTCTGCGTCGAGAGAAAGGCATTGCGGCACTGATGCGCTCGACCTTGTAAAGTGAAAGGAGCGCGCCTGCTACAAGGTGCGCTACGAAGTCGTGGGTAATACT